TCCAGTTATGGGTAAGCAGCATTTTGATTCAGTAAAATCTGGTGATGCTATTATGAAAAGCCAGACTGATTTGACTTGGCACGACGCAGCGGGCTTGGAAGAGAACGTGCCTGCTTTTATGAGGGATGTAACCGATGACTGAAGAGAACCCATTAGTAGACTTTGTTTCTGCGTATAAGGATGACCCGGTTGCGTTTGTGCGTGAGATTCTGGGTGCCGAGCCGTTTGATTACCAGCAGGCGTTGCTGGTTGATATTGCCAATGGCGAGCGCAAGATTAGTGTTCGCTCTGGTCACGGTACGGGGAAGTCGACGACGTTCTCGTGGGCCATGCTTTGGTTTGCGATGACGCGGTTTCCGTTCAAGGTTGTGGTGACTGCGCCGACCAGTGGCCAGTTGTTTGATGCGTTGTTTGCTGAGTTGAAGCGTTGGATTAATGAACTGCCAGAGGCGTTGCGTCCGATACTTGACGTGAAGAATGACCGGGTGTCGTTGCTTGCTGCGCCGTCGGAGGGTTTTATTTCGGCTCGGACGAGTCGCGCTGAAACGCCAGAGGCGTTGGCTGGTGTTCACTCTGCGAATGTTATGTTGGTTGTGGACGAGGCGTCGGGTGTGCCTGAACAGGTCTTTGAGGCGGCGGCTGGTTCGATGTCTGGTCACAGTGCGGTTACGTTGCTGGCGTCTAACCCTACGCGGTCCAGCGGTACGTTCTTTGAGACGCAGACGCGGCTGTCGGGCAGTTGGAAGTGCCACCACTGGTCGTGCGTTAAGTCGCCGTTGGTTTCGCGTGATTTTATCGACGAGATGAAGTTGCGGTATGGCGAGGAAAGCAATGCCTACCGGATCAGGGTGCTAGGTGAGTTCCCGCTGGCGGATGATGACACGATTGTGCCGTTTCATTTGGTTGATGCTGCGGTGCATCGTGACATTGAGCCTGACGACCATGCGACGGTTATCTGGGGCTTGGACGTTGCACGGTTTGGCTCGGACAAGACGGCGTTGGCCAAGCGTCAGGGCAATACGATAACTGAGATCAACAGTTGGCAGGGTTTGGACTTGATGCAGACTGTGGGTCGGGTGAAGGCTGAGTATGATGGCTTGCCGATGAGTATTCGGCCTAGTGAGATTATGGTTGACGTGATCGGCATGGGTGGTGGCGTTGTGGATCGTTTGCGTGAGCTTGGCTTGCCTGTGCGTGGCATTAACGTGGCGGAATCGCCCAGCATGAAGGATACGTATACGAACTTGCGGGCTGAGTTGTGGTTTAAGATGCGTGGCTGGCTGGAGCAGCGCGGAGCTAAGTTGCCACGCAACGAGCAGCTTATTGCAGAATTGACGTCAATCAGGTATAGTTTCGTTAGCAGCGGCAAGATGAAGGCTGAAGGCAAGGACGACATGCGCAAGCGTGGTCTGGCTTCACCTGACTTGGCGGACGCTGTGTGCCTTACGTTAGCGTCTGACGCGGCGACGGCACTCGGCGGCAAGGCGTCAACGTGGGGTAAGCCACTGCGGCGGAATTTAAAAGGGGTGGCCTGATGGCTGACAAGAAGTTTCTTGATTTCCTAGACCGTTTTGACGGCGGTGGCATGGGTCAGTCTGGCGATAGGTTTGAGGGTGGCGGGCTGTTGTCTTTGCTTAGTAACTTGGCGGCAGACCCGTATGGCTCTGAAGACAGGGCTCGCATGGCATCGCGTGATGCGTTCTACGGTGCGCAGGACATCGGCGGGCCAGCGGCGTCGCCAGCGGCTGCGCCAGCGATGAGGCCAGCACCTGCTGCGATAAATAACAATCAGGCGGCAGCGGCAAGACCTGCGCCTCCAACTGACGCCCAGCGTTTTGGTATGAATCCGCCAGCGCCTTACTCAGCGGCACCTGTTAATGTTGGTGCGCCGCCCAGTTACATGCAGCCCAGTTCGATGCCGATGCCCGGCCCTTTTGGCGCTGGTGCGTCACAGAATCCTGCGCCAGCAGACCCACTTTCGTTTGAGGGCTTTACACGTCACCTTATGGAAAACTACGATCAAGGTGTTGTGCGCAGAATGCTATCTAGCCCGGATCAATATGATCCAGCATATAATTTGTATGTGCGTAACGGTGGAAGACTGTAATGGCTAGCAGTCAGGAAATACGTCGTTCGCGCGAGGATACAAGCGTATTTAGTCGTTTGTTTGATTATATTCGCTCAAATGAGGCTGATCTCGCGGCAGAGGGGCGCAGGTCCGTATTGGGTGGCTTGCTCTCGAAAGAGCCAGTCGCGGGGACGGACACTATCCGCTACGAGGGTATCGGGCAGATGCTTGCTGGGCTTCTGGACCCAGTGGCTAAAGGCATTGACGCGCCTCGTGCTGCATACGAGGGTTTGATCCCCGAAGAGGATATGGTTGGCGAGGCTTTTGGTACAGCCGGGACGGCTATGGGCGGCGGTAGCTTTGCAAGCACTCCATCTGGCGCGTTGACTGCAAACAAACTGGACCTTGACCCGTTGCAGTACCAGAGCGTCAAAATGGACGACTATTTGTCTAATGCGGATGTCGGCGTTTCCGATATGGGCGTGAATTTAAGTCGCAAGCCGATGTCGTGGGAAGACTTGGAAGGTGATTTTGTTATTCCTTTTTATGGAGACAGAACATCGGGTGGCATGTCTGTTGACAGGATTAACGACGTAAAGTTTGACAGGCCTGTACTGACGGAGGGCGGCGGTGACTTCATGCGTGGCCCGGCAGCGCAGGTTGATGACGCAGTTTGGGCTTCCAACTCGAACATAACAAAAAGACTGTCCGATCGAGCAGACACTGTCGCTAAAGATAATCCAGACAGAAGAGTCATCGGAATGACGGGTTCAATGGCCCCGAACGCAAATGACTTTGCTACAATGACGGGCGGGTCTGTTGGTGAGCTTATCCAAGGCGTGGGAATACCTCGCCAGACAGCAAATCAGTTTGATGAGATTATGCGTGCTGCTGACCCTGACTTTGTAGGGGTTAATTCCCCCAATCTAAGGACGTGGCTTGAAGAAACCACGTCCCCCTTGCGCAAAACATTTATACGCTTGGCCGACACAAAGCCCATGAAGGACGGCGGTTTTCCAGACATGGGACTTGGTCGGTATGCGGTGACAGATGTAACGCAGCGAGATATGCCTCCCGGCATGTTCGGATTGGGCGCGGCTCAGATAGACACATCAGCGCCTCGCATGTTTAACAATCCCAAGGGCAACCAGCCTCGCGCCAGCGTTCCCCACAACACTTACAACTCTCAAATCGCAGGAGAGTACCTCGGCTCCCTGACGCCCGTACCTCAAGGTCTTCTTTTTAAGGACTTGTACGACAAAATGGACGGTCAGGTTGACAAGAACGGCAATCCGTTGACATCAGCCAACAAAACTCACGCGATTAAGACCATTGTCCCAGCGTCGCAAATTACGCCGCAAGTCTTGGAGGGGATATTGAGCTATATATCTAAACTTCAAGAATGAGTGGTTCTGGCTCGTCAATTCCAAGCATTTTGCACACGACTTGGTCTAACTTATCAAGCGCTTCATCGCTTATCTCTAGGTCTTTTGCCTTTAGCATTATTATTTCGCGTTGGGTTTCAGAATCAAACATTTTATACCTCCGTTCAATGTGTGCTAAACTGTATCTGGCTAATTGTCAAAAAAAAGGATTACTCCAATGAAAGCACCAGTATTCAAGACCTGCAAGGGTTGCCCCACCCCCGCCGCCTGTAAGCGCTCTGGCAAGTGCCTGAATAAGAGGCGCTCAAAGTAGTGGGACTTTATAGCAACATTGCCGCCAAGAAAAAGCGGATTGCCGCTGGCTCTGGCGAGAAAATGCGTAAGCCCGGCGCGAAGGGTGCGCCCAAGGCTTCGGCGTTCAGAGCTGCGGCTAAAACTGCCAAGAAGGGCAAGAAGTAATGTCAATTACAACCTACGATGAGCTAAAGACGGCAATCGCTGACTTTTTAAACCGCGATGACCTTGCTGGCACCACTGGCACGTTCATCTCGTTGGCTGAAGCTGACATTCAGCGCAAAATACGTCACTGGCGTCAAGAAAAGCGCAGCACTGCTGAAATTGATACGCAGTATAGCGCAGTTCCTGCTGATTTTCTGGAAATCATACGTTTCTACATCACTTCGGGCGACACGAGGCCGCTTGAGCTGATTAGTCAGGCTGAACTACTGGATCGCAAGCGTATTGCGCTAAATACTCCGGGGACACCTTCGTTTTATGCGCTGACTGCGGGTGAGATTGAGGTTTATCCAGCTCCAGACGCCACATATACAGTTGAGTTGTATTATTTTAGTCGCGTTCCTGCACTAAGTGACAGCGAAACGACAAATTGGCTGCTGCAATACTTTCCTGACGTGTATTTATACGGTGCCTTAATGCACACTGCGCCATATTTAAAAGACGACGCACGGCTTCAAGTGTGGGCGGCTTTGTATCAGCAGGGAATTGATGCTATAAACGCCTCAAGCGAAAAAGCGAAATTTGGCGGTTCAAGCCGTCGCATGAAAATAAGGGCGTACTAACATGAGCTTCTCAAATACATTCGAAACCCGCGTACTTACATGGGTATTTACGGCAGGCGGCGCAACACGG